TTTAAGATAAATAATATTATGATATTAAGAGAACTTTTTTACTACGATAAAGAAACACTAGAACCTACTGAAGATAATTCGTATGAACCAGAATACGATGATTCTGTAGTTAAAAGTTCTGATACTCGAAAAACTAGACTAACACTTCGCCAGATTAACAGAGCAAGAAAAGCGTCTGACGTTCATACAAAAGAACAAGCAAATGAGCTTGAATTTGTAAGACAAATGTACGGATTAGCTGCTCAATCTGCCGCAGGTGATGGTCTTTAATGCCTAAAATAGACAAGTCTAAACTCACTAAAGAACAAGCTAAAGCACTTCTAGCAGAACGCAGAAGACAAAAATCTGTTGAAAAAATACAAAAAACTCAACAAAAACCTTATACTGGAACATCTAAAAAAACTTATGGATTTGTACTAGGAAATGGTACTTCTAGAAAAGGAATTAAACTTGAACCTTTAAAAGAACTTGGAAAAGTGTACGGATGTAATGCCCTATATAGAGAATTTGATCCAGACTATTTAATTGCAGTTGATGCTAAAATGATAATAGAAATTGATAAGAAAAAGTATCAAATGCGTAATCCAAACGTGTGGACTAATTTTAATAAAGCTTACAAATATATTGAAGGTTTAAATTATTTTAGGCCTAGTAAAGGATGGAGTTCAGGGCCAACTGCCTTACATTTAGCAAGCGAGCATCAGCATGATTCTATCTTTATTTTAGGGTTTGACTACAAAGGATTAGAGAACGGTAAACGTGTTAATAATGTTTATGCTGGAACACCAAACTACAAAAAAACTACTGATGCTGCAACATATTACGGTAATTGGCTTAAACAAACATCTACTGTTATTAAAAATAATCCGCAAATTACGTTCTATAGAGTAATAGCACCTGATAATTTTCAACCGCAGGAACTAAATAAATTTAGTAATTTAAAGCATATTACTGTTGAAGATTTTAAGAAAATGTTCAATCTTCCCTGATATCTCTCCAAAATGGTTCGTTTTGAGCCTATTTCTACGTATATTTCCTTACAGATGTTAAATACAACTGACAGCCTTACCATAGGTAAAACATTTATAGGAGAAATAAAATGGCAGATTCAAAAAAGTTTGAAGAAATGCTTGAGCGCCTAATTAACGAAGATCGTGAAGGTGCTGAAGAATTATTCCACGAGATTGTGGTAGAAAAATCAAGAGATATTTACGAATCACTACTAGAGTCAGATATTGATGACGAAGAAGTTGACGAAGCAGCAGACGAAGAAGTTGATGAGTCAGATGAAGATCTAGACGAAGCAGACGACGAAGAAGTTGATGAGTCAGATGAAGATCTAGACGAAGGTTTTGATTTAGACGAGTTTGAAGTTGAAGCAGATCCAATGGACGCTATGATGGGTGGTGATGCAGGCGACGACATGGAAATGGACGTAGAAATGCCAGCAGACGGCGACAGCGACGAAATGGATGACGCAGGCGACGAAGAGCTAGAAGATCGTGTAATGGATCTAGAAGATGCACTAGCAGATCTAAAAGCTGAATTTGATTCAATGATGGACGACGAAGGCGAAGAAGACGGCGACATGGACATGGACATGGGCGACGAAGAAGACGAGGAAGATGAAGACGAAGAAGGCGAAGAAGAGCCTGAAGAAGAATCATTTGCTTTTGAAGCTGACGACGAAGAAGTTGAAGAATCAGATGACGAAGAAGTTGAAGAATCAAAAACTGCAAAAAGCGCAGGCGAAACAATGCGTGAGTATGTAGAAAAAGTAACTGCATCAATGGGTGACACTGGTACTAATGGTACTAAGTCAGCTGTAGCAGGTAAAAACGACATGGGCGGAACAGCGTCAAACATTGCACAAAGCAAAGACGAAAAAGGTGTAGAAGCTAATCAAGGTGCTCTACAGGGTTCAGCTCTAAGCGATACTTCTCCGAAGGACATGAGTACTGGTAATATTAATGTTCCGGGCGGGAAAGCAGCAAAGGCAGGTAAAACTGTCCCAGCTGGTCATGGCGCTGAGAAAAAAGGCAAGCCAGAAACTGCTGACAAAGCTGCGGGAAGCACACTTAACAAAGTAAGCACTCGCGCTAAGTAAGCAAGATAAGGAAAGCTGAATGAAAAACTTACGAGAGCATTTGACATTTGACCAAGCAGGAATGGTCGTTGAGTCTACCGAAAACGCTACAGGCGGCAAAGACCTTTACATGAAAGGCATCTGCATACAGGGCGGTGTGCGTAATGCAAACCAACGTGTTTATCCTGTAAATGAAATTGGTAGGGCTGTCAAAACTCTCAATGATCAAGTAGCAGGAGGATATAGTGTTCTCGGAGAAGTTGATCATCCAGAAGGACTTAACATTAACTTAGATCGTGTAAGCCATATGATCACAGATATGTGGATGGATGGCCCAAACGGTTATGGTAAATTAAAAATTCTACCTACCCCAATGGGGCAGTTAGTCCAAACTATGCTAGAAGCTGGCGTCAAACTTGGCGTCAGCTCTAGAGGTTCAGGTAACGTATCAGAAGATGGTAACAATACTGTTTCTGATTTTGAAATTATCACCGTGGACGTTGTGGCACAGCCTAGCGCCCCTGGTGCATACCCAACACCAATTTACGAGCATCTAATGAATACTCGTGGAGGGTATAAGGCATATGAATTAGCTCAGGCAACAAAACACGACGATAAGGCACAAAAATATTTAAAAGAATCGCTGATTAATATAATCAGTCGACTCCAATAACAGGAGAAACGCAATGTTGGATGCACTAAAAACACTTTTTGAAAATGATGTAGTTAACGAAGAAGTGCGCCGCGAAATCGAAGAAGCGTGGGAAGCGAAGGTTCAAGAGAATCGTCGTGCTGCTACTGCTGAGCTTCGTGAAGAATTTGCTCAAAAATATGAGCACGACAAACAAGTAATGGTTGAGTCAATTGACAAACTACTTGAAGAGCGTTTAGCAGAAGAGATTTCAGAGTTTGCAGAGGATCGCAAACAACTAGCTGAAGCTAAAGCAAAGTATGCAGTAAAAATGCGTGAAAATGCAAACTTACTAAAAGGCTTTGTAATGGAATCACTGAAAGCTGAAATTTCAGAACTTCATGAAGATCAAAAAGCAATGGCAACTAAGTTCTCGCAACTTGAAGAATTTGTGGTAGAATCACTTGCTAAGGAAATTGCAGAATTTTACGAAGACAAAAAAGACTTAGCTGAAACCAAGGTTAAACTTGTGAAAGAAGCTAAAGAAAAATTTGCAGCAGTCAAGAAAGACTTTGTTGCAAAAAGTGCTGCTCTTGTATCTGAAACAGTTAGCAAAAATCTTAATAAAGAAATTAGCCAACTTAAAGAAGATATTGAAGTTGCACGTACAAACGACTTTGGTCGCAAACTATTCGAAGCATTTGCTTCAGAATATGCAAACAGCTATCTAAACGAAAAATCAGAAACTGCTAAACTTATGAAGGTAATTGCCGTCAAAGAACAGCAAGTTAATGAGGCAAAGGCGTTAGCTGTAAAAGCTAAAAAACTTGCAGAATCAGCAGCAAAAGAGAAATCTATGCTTGTTGAATCAGCACGTAGAGACAAAATCATGAGCGATCTGGTTTCACCATTAGGTAAAGCACAGAGAGAAATTATGACAGACTTACTGGAAAGCGTACAAACTGATAGACTTCAGTCTGCGTTTGACAAGTACTTACCGGCAGTTATTGACGGAAACACTCCAGCTAAGAAGAAGGCAGTTTTAGCAGAAGGCAAAGAAATCACAGGCAATAAAAAACAAACTAACGTTAGTTCAAGTTCAAAAGCAGACGAGAATGTAGTAGATATTCGTCGTCTAGCTGGATTAAATTAAGGAGATATACCAATGTCAGAACTATTAGAAAGTCGCTGGCAGGACACAAAAACTGCACTTCTTGAAGGCCTACAAGGCAACAAGAAAGCTGTAATGGAAAGCACACTAGAAAATACTCGCAAGTATCTTTCAGAAAGTGCAACAGCTGGTGCAACTTCTGCCGGTAATGTCGCAACTCTAAACAGAGTTATTTTACCAGTTATTCGTCGTGTAATGCCAACAGTCATTGCAAACGAACTAGTTGGCGTACAGCCAATGACTGGACCAGTAGGTCAAATTCACACTCTACGTGTACGTTACGCTGACGGATTCGACAGCACAAACGGTACAGACGTAACAGCAGGTGATGAGGCACTATCACCATTCAAGATTGCTGAAGGATATTCAGGTGATGCAGCAACTGATCGTGCAGCTTCTACAGCAGCACTAGAAGGTCAAGCTGGTAACAGAATGTCAATTCAGATCTTAAAGCAAACAGTCGAAGCTAAGACTCGTAAGTTAAGCGCACGTTGGACATTTGAAGCTGCGCAAGACGCACAGTCACAGCATGGCATCGACGTAGAAGCAGAAATTATGGCTGCTCTAGCACAAGAAA